GAACGTTTAACTTTGTCTGAGGCAGGTGCAGACAGGAGGTTGGGTATTACGGAAGCAGGTTTAACCGAACGTTTGGGAATCAGTGAAGCTGGTGCAACTGCAAGACAAGATAGTGTTAATGAAACACAACTAGGTGTTGAAACACTTAGAGGTAGTAATGCTATTGATTTGCAAGAAATTACAAATTCAGGTTTAGCCGCAGTAGAAAGCATAAGACAAGATGGGGCTAAAAATGTCGCTAACATTGAAAAAGAAGCAAATAACTATGCGGTCGATTCAGAAAAAGATTGGAGAAGGTATGGTGCTGAGTTAGATGCTGAAGCTAGATTGGGTGCCGCCTTAGCGCAAAAAGAAGGAGTACTTGGTTCTGCTGAATCGCAAAAAGAAGGAGTACTAGGTTCTGCTGATATTCGTGGTAAAGCAGATATTCGTGTTGGTGAATTGCAATCTGAAGCAAGTAAGTTTGCTGCTTTAAAAGAGGCTGAAGCTAGATTAGGTGCCGCCTTAGCGCAAAAAGAAGGAGTACTTGGTTCTGCTGATATTCGCGGTAAAGCAGATATTCGTGTTGGTGAATTGCAATCTGAAGCAACTAAGTTTGCTGCTTTAAAAGATGCTGAAGCTAGATCGGCTGCTGCTCAAGCGCAAAAAGAAGCAATTCTTGGTGCAGAAAACATTAAAGCTAAAGGTGCCTTAGATCTTCAACCTATTATTAATGCAGGTCTAGCTGATGTAGCTCGATTAAATAAAGAGGCTACCCTTGGCGCCGCTGAGATTACTGGAAAGTACGGTGTTGAAGAAGAGAAAGTACGTGGTATGTCCGCAAAAGATGTTGCTAAAATTCAAAGCCGTGGAAATGTATTTGGTAATTTAGTTTCAGCATTTAATTTTTAAGAGATAAGTTGTATTATAATTTAAAAAGTAAACCGTAAATAGGTATTTACTTATGAACGAAACTGATGACACCGCTTTTGGCGCTCAAGATTTAGAAACTTTCCAAGCTCTTCTTGATAAGCTTGAAGGCTCTAAAATGAAGCAACAACGCCAAAAATCTGTTGAAGGCCGCCGAGATATCTACTCTCAAGGTCTTGCTTCAATGATGAGCAACTTCTGATTTAGGTAATTCAAATGGCAGATCCAGGCATTGCTTCTACTTATGAAGAAGATGATTGGTTTGACTTAGATAAATATAAGCAAGCCGCTGGAGTTGCCTACGAATTCTCCAAGAAAAAAATGGAGGAATCTGGTGCACAAGAACGAGAAACTATCGGTAAAGGCGCAGAAGAGCAACGAAAGTCTTCAGTACAGCAACAAAGATTTGGACAAGAAGATGAAGCCCGAGATTACGGGCAGGCCCAACGCGCATATCGATATTAAAGTTTTTGAGCATTGGTTCGATAACCTAGACAATGCTTCCCAAGAATCTTTTTATGCTTTTGCAGAAGAAATGTTTTCTTCTGTACAAGTTTATTTATATGCAAAATTTCTTGGTTACGCAGGAAGTATTACTGCTGTAGATGATTGGTTAAAGTTAAATTTCAACAAACCAAATCATCTTGCCATTTTGTTAAATGAAATTAATAAAATGGAACAAGACATTGCAAAACTTAGAGTTGACATCGAAAGTTGTGCAATCAAGCGAGATGTGGGTGTTGCTCGTATTGCAGCTATGCAAAAAGAGTTACGCAGCACTATTGCACAGGTTGATTCCTTTGCTTCTTCTAAAGATCGAAAAGGATTATTAATGACAGGTGCAGACAGGGCTCTTCGTGAGTTGGCGGCAATTTTTAAAGATGATCCTATAGAAGGCCCCCTGCAAGATGCATCAATGTCTGTATGGGCTAAAATTCAATTTGAGGATTAATAAATGCAAGTTCAACCAGGAAATGTTAATATTGACCCTAAAAGATTGATGAATATGATCGAAGAAATGAATTTAAATAGAAAACGTATTAATACAAAAAGTCCCGAGTTGTTCCAGCAAGTACTTAACGCTTCTTATAAATCAGCATAATAATTATGGCTTCTAAAAAAATGCCACCCCAACTTCTTGAATATTTCAAGAATAAAAATGAAAAAAAAGAAGATGGCAAAGATAAATCTGACAAGGAAAAACGCGAAGAAGCTTTAAATAAAACCAAAGCAAAGAAAGCTTCTAAAGCAGCAAAGCAGTATAAAAATAAAAAACAATCTAAATAGTCTGGTATTATTTAGTTAACTTTTAATTAAACTTGTGCCGTCACATCTACACTTAGCCTATAGGCGAAATGCACAAGCAGCAGTTAAAAAAAATAAAGTACGTAAACATTTTGACGAAGATCTTTTAGAAAAAGCAAGAAAAGATTTTGGTTATTTCTGTGAGTACGTTGCAGATAAGCCACCTGCTGAACATCATAAAGAATGGCATAAACAATTAGTTACCGAAGAAGATACAGATTGTTTATTACGTGTTGCTGGACCAAACATTGATTTACTTGGCCCCAGGGGGTCAGCAAAATCGACTGTATTGGGTCTGTTTACTGCTTGGGCTATTGGCATCCATACGATGGAAAAGAAGCCCTTGCAGATCCTTTACCTGTCTTACACAGTTGATATTGCAAGATCTAAATCAGCAACAATTAAACGTATCATTGAAAGTGCAAAATATCAAAAAGTATTTCCAAAAGTTCGTCTTTTAAAAAATGTAACCAGCAATGAATATTGGTCTATTGATCATAAATTTGCCGGTATTGATACTACAGGTGAAGAACAATTTACTTTATGTGCTGCTGGACTGAAAGGTTCAGTTACATCTAAACGTTCTCATTTATGCATAATTGACGATCCAATCAAAAGTAGTACAGATATATCAAACCCTGATATCAGGAAAATGATGCAAGATAACTGGAATGCAGTTATTGCACCAACTATGTTTGAAGGTGGCAGGGCAATTTGCCTTGGTACCAGATTTAGGCATGATGATATTCATTCAACAACTTTTTGTCCACAAAACAATTGGATGCAGATTGTTTTATCTGCAATTCAAAATAATGAAGAAACAGGTGAAGAAGAATCTTATTGGCCTGAAATGTGGTCTCTTGAATATCTAAAGGAAAAGAAAAGACAAGCTCCTATTGCTTTTTCTTTTCAGTATATGAATCAAATTGTCAGACAAAATGAATTGTCTCTTGCACCAGAACTGTTGGTTAAAGCTGAAATTTCAACAGAATTTGATGCGTTAGGTATTGGCGTTGACTTGTCTGCTGGTACCAAAGAAAAGAATGATTACTCTGTCATGATTCTTGGTGGACGCATTGGTGACAAAATTCATATTGTTGATTACAGGCGTATGCGTGTTATGGGCAATTTAGAAAAGTTAGATGCTCTCAAAGAATTATTAAACGATTGGTCTGTTATCGGAAAAGATGCAAATGATAATTACTTCCCGACTTTTTCAACGTGCGATATTTGGAGTGAAGCTGTGCAATATCAAGCATCTCTTGAGGCTGACTTTAAGCGAGTTTGTTTAAATAATGAAGGGCTTTATAACCTGATATGGCATCCTGTCAAGGGATTTCGTGCTGATAAGTTGGCGAGATTCAGAGGGATTATGGGTATGTTTGAAGATAGAAAAATTATCTTCAATCGTTATAGAAATTTCACAACACTATTTGATGAGCTTAGTAATTTTGGAGTAAGTAGTCATGATGACTGTGTTGATGCATTGGTATGGCTTGTTACTGGACTTATGAGAAAAGGAAAATTACAAGTTGATTACTGACGTGTAGAATAAAGAAAAGAAATTATTTCTGCTTGTGGGACCAGAGTATCTTGCACTGGTTTTAACTTGTGCTGTTAGTGGAGTCACTGGCGGTGGATGGATAGCATCTAAAATTTTGTCTCGTTATCATGATCGTTTTCATCAGGTACACCAACGTCTGAAGGAATCAGATATGAGGCTTCACGAAATTGAAGAACAAGTTAAACGTATGCCAATTGAATATGTGTTAAAAGTTGATTTTTTAAGAGAAATCCAACAGATGCACGATCATTTCAAAGAAATTAATACTAAACTTGATAGAATGATCGAAAAATTATTGAGATGACTAATTACATCATCGAAGTGCAAGAAGCCGAAAATGGTGATTTGTTCATTGTATTGCCAGACGACATTGTTGAAACTCTTGGCTGGCAAGAAGGTGATGTACTTGACTGGCGCTTGAAAGGTGAGTCAATAGTTCTCAGTAACATCAGCGACAAAACTTCTTCAAATTTATCTTAAAAATGTTTTGTTATAATTAGCAAAGAGTTTTAAGATTAAAATGTTTTTTGGTTATAATCCTTCCCGCAAAACTGGATGGAGAAGTAGAATGTTTTCTAGGCCAGAACCTGGTACTCAAGCTTCTATTCAACCAATTGGTAATCCTGTACCAGTACCTGAATCAGCAATTTCTACATTTCAAACATTGTTAAATAATAACAACATTAATCCAGACGTTTTTGCTAAGGCCCGTAAACAATCTCAAGCCAACAAAATGCGTCAAGCATATTCTTCTTTCCTTAGTAAACTTGGTTGAACTTTATTAAAGTAGAATACTAAAAAATAGTTAATAAGATGTACAATCTTCCAATTCAAGGTGGATATTTAGGAAACGCAGGTGGGTTAAACCAACTAATTGCTGGTGGCCCAGATTTGCCTTTTGGTGGCGGAGGAGGCTATAGAACAATTCAAAACCAGTATCGCCCTGGACAAAGGAGTAATGATCCTGTTCGCATTCTTCCTTCAACAGAACCAGGGCGAGAAGGTGCTATTGGAAACATGGCAGCAATGTTACCAGGTGGACCGCTACCTATTCCAACACCTCAAACAGCAGGTTTTGATCGTAAGTACGTTTATTAATGGCACAAGACGATTCAAAATACACGAAGCCTGGTCTACGCGAATCAATTAAAAAGCGTGTGATGGCTGGCAGCAAAGGTGGTAAGCCTGGTCAATGGTCAGCGCGTAAGGCACAACTCGTTGCTTCCGAGTATAAGAAATCTGGTGGCGGGTACAAAGGTGGAGAAGGAAAAAAACAAAAAGCTTTAAAGAAATGGGGTAAAGAAGACTGGCAGACCAAAGACGAGTACGAAAAGGGTAAAGCAAAAAAAGCAGCAACTGCGGCTAAAATATCTAAAGACAAAAATAAAAAACAATGAAATTTGCTGGTAAGTATGCAAAATTTAATCCCATGGATGGGTTTGGAACACTGCTTGCATCTGGTGGCCCAGGATTAAGCGGTCTTCCAGAAGACGGTATACCTTTAGAAGCTTTACTAGGGGCATCTATGCCTGGACAATTGAAGCAAGTTGGACAGGGTGCAGTTCCTCCATCAGCTTTCGGCGGCCTTCCTAGTGGTCCCTTCGGTGGTCCTCTTGGTGGTCCTCTTGGTGGTCCAATGGAAAGAAATATTCCAAGTACTACTTATGTAACTGACATTCCAATTAAAGCGGAATATAGCAATATTTACGGAACGAATGTTAATGCAACATACAACCCTACAACAGGTGCTTTAAGCGGCGGAGCGACAGTTCCTATTGGTGCAGCAGAAAGAGGATACCGATTTGGCGTTGAAGGTAGTTACGTTCCGGGAATTATGGAT